CACCCTTCCAGAATACCTTTTCGAGATCGGATAGTGTAGAATTCACTAATGAAGTAATTAACGGAGATGTACATGCGAAAAATGCTAGCATTCTTTCTGGAGTATATGAAACGCCCCGTAAAACGGCTAAGCCTTGGTTATATGCTTATCTGTTTGGCGGTGGCGACGCAAAACTTGGTTTAATTCTTACCGGAAAATCTAATGCTAACATTGGTAAACAATCTAAAGCACTATATGAATCGAGTATTCCCGGATTAAAGGAATTAAAAGATAAACTAGGTACCATGTTTGACAATACAACAAACGCATTTGGTAAAGACGGTGGATTTATCCGTGGCTTAGATGGTCGCTTAGTGTTTGTAAGTTCTAAACACCAAGTACTAAACTACCTGCTACAAACTGCTGAAGGTATCACATGCAAGGCAGCTATTGTATGGCTACGTGATGAGCTAAACAAGCGAGGTATCCAGCACTACTTTGCACTACACTATCATGATGAACTAGCTGTTGTAGTCAAAGATGAATATGCTGAAGAAGTAAAAGCATTATCTATTCAAGCATTCACAGATGCACCTAAAGCATTCGGTGTTATGTGTATGGGTGGTGATGCACATGTAGGAACAAACTATGCGGAAGTACACTAATGATTGAAGAAACTTTTGATGTGGCAGTTATTGATGCAGACTCTATTCTGTATCAAATAGCTCACTACCAACCCTCACCTGCGCTATGTAAGAAAGACTTTGATAATCGTCTTAAAGAGATTATGGAAATGACTTCTGCCTTAGACGGTGCAGTGTTTATTAAAGGTGCAGATAACTTCAGACATATTATGGCTGATGATTACAAAGGTAATCGTAAAGATAATATGGAACCTGAAGTTAAAGATCGTTTAAAAATGCTGTATGAGTATGCCAAAGACTTCTGCATTGAGTCTGATAACTCTGAAGCAGACGACTACTGCGGTGTAGCCCTACAACTAGCTCAACAAGAGGGTAAAACCGCTATTGTTTGTCATATTGATAAAGACTTAGACATGCTACCCGGTTGGCACTACAACTTCCGTAAAAAAGAATTTTATGAAGTAACACCTGAAGAAGGTTATAAGTTCCTGATGAAACAAATTCTTATGGGAGATGCCACAGATAATATTAAAGGTATTAAAGGTGTTGGCCCTAAATCTGCTGATAAGTTCCTTGAAGATGTACCACACTCAGATATGTTTGGTAAAGTAATTGATACATATCGTATTAAGATTGGTTCTGATTGGCGAAAAGAATTTATCAAGACAGCTAACCTTATCTATATCCGGCAGTCAGCTGATGACTTTAGAGAATTAACATACGAAGAATTAAAAGAAAGATTTACATGGAAGACTACGGACACTGGCATCCTCTTACAGAACGACCAGAAGACGCCTTCGGATTCATCTACTACATCGAAAACCTTGAAACAGGAAGACGATACATTGGAAGAAAGCAACTAATAAGTGTATCCAGAAAGCTTAAGCCCGGAGCTACGCGCCGCACTGTCACGTACAAAGAAAGCGATTGGCGAACATATCTATCCTCCTGTAGAGAACTACTCGATGATATCAAATTGTATGGAAAAGATTCATTCACTTTTGTCATCTACCGATGGTGTCTTGGCCCTGGAGACCTTACGTACAGCGAGGTTAAAGAGCAGTGGGACAATGAAGTCTTATCAAGAGACACACTACCCAACGGAGAGCGCCTCTGGTACAACGGGAACATTGGAGCCGTAAAATTTCTTAAACCCAAAACATTATGAGTAAGAAACCTAAACAAGAAAAACAATATGATGAAGAACTACCGTCATTAAAGGATGAGTTCAAGAATCAATTTAAGCGTAAGAAAGAAACACAAAGAGAAGCGCATAATCGCCGACAACGTATCAGGGAACTTCAAGAAGATCGAGACTGGAATTAAGTATGAGTCGTTGGTACCATGCACCATGCCCTAAATGTAATTCATCAGATGCCTTCTCATATAAAGATGGTGATGAATGGGGTTTTTGTTTTAGCTGTAATAAGAATTCACCTATTAATCCTGAGGTAAAATCCTCAACGTACACCAAAGAAAATTACGATATGCACACACTAGATGAGATCCAATCCTATGACACCCGTGGTTTTCAAGAACGAGGTATTACAAAAACTGTTGCTGCCTACTACGGAGTTAAAGTTAGCTATGCAGAAGATGGTACTATCAGTAGTCACTTCTATCCTTATACTAAAGACAGTATTGTTGTTGCCTATAAAGAACGAAAGTTACCTAAGAAGTTCAACATCCACGGAGACTTTAAAGACGTACAATTCTTCGGACAGAACGTATCATCTGGAGGAAAACGCGTTGTTATCGCTGAAGGTGAATTGGATGCTCTGGCAGTTGCTCAAGCACAATACGATAAGTATCAACGATTTTACCCAGCGGTTGCGGTCCCGTCAGCTAGCTCTAAGTCTCTCATCCTTGAGCAACGTGAGTGGCTACGATCTTTCGATGAGGTAGTCTTATGCTTTGACATGGATGAACCCGGTCAAAAGGCTGCACAAGAAGCTGCTAAGATTATTGGTTATGACAAAGTTAAACTGGCTACACTACCCGAAAAAGACCCATGTGATACACTAATTAAGCATGGCTCTTCCAAACTAATGCAGTGTATCTTCGATGCCAAAGAAATGAGTCCTGCAGGTATTGTTAAAGGTGAAGCTGTATGGGAACAGTTTAAACTTAAACAGTCTATTACATCTTTACCTTACCCACACTGCTTAGACTCTCTAAATGAGAAGCTATTTGGTATGCGTCTTGGTGAAATTGTATTGTTTACATCAGGCACTGGTAGCGGTAAGTCTACAGTCATTAAAGAAATTGTACTAGATATCCTTGAAAACACTGAGGATATGGTAGGTATGGTATCATTAGAAGAATCTGTGGGTGACACTGCAGAGAAGTTCATTGGTATGGTTCTTAAAAAGAATCTTACCGTTGATGATGTGTCTGAACAAGAACAATATGAAGGCTTTAAGACTGTGTTTGGTGATGAACGATTAGTACTACTAGACCACCAAGGTTCTGTAAGTGATGAGTCACTTGTAGATAAGATGGAACGTCTGGCACTAATGGGTTGTAAATACATTATCCTTGATCACATTACTATTGCTGTATCAGAAGGCTCTAAGGGTAAGACTGGTAATGAGGCTGTTGACTCTTTAATGTCTGACCTACTTAAGCTATGTAAGAAACATAACATCTGGTTAGGTGTTGTATCTCACCTACGTAAAGGTGAAAAGCCTTTTGAAGAAGGTCACTTACCTTCTATTGACGATATCAAAGGATCAGGCTCTATTAAGCAGATCTCATTTGATATTATTGCTTTTGCTCGCAACATGATTGCTGAGACAGAGCTACTACGTAACACAATAAAGTTACGGGTACTTAAATCACGGTTCACAGGTAAGACTGGTGACTGTGGTAGTACCTCCTACGACTCTAAGACGGGTCGCTTAAAGAAAACTTCTCTTGTAGACTTTGACTAAACAAAAATGAATCCACTACAATATCTTACTGAACGTGTATCGAAGATTGTCCTAAACTCAGATAAGATTCAGAATGAAGGTGCTCGTCTTCTGGCACATCATTCAACTTGGGAGTATGATCTTGAACGATTTATTAACGAAGCATGGGACACATTACTTAAGTACTGTATCCGTAACAAAAATGCTACACACTCTGCATCAGTTAAACTCACCTTCGCATCTGATCTTATCGGTAAAAGAATTGCAAGAGGTATCGGAGCTGATGAATCAGACATCAAAACAACCTTGTCTTTGGGAGATCTTCTCCTTGAAACGTTCCTGCAAGACGGTCTAATTGATATCTTCAGAGAGTACGATGGTCGTAAGGCACCTTACTTAGTTCGTATTGTCAATATGGACGATGACATTAAGCCTACACTTATTGGTACTTCCTTTGAACCGCTACTGCCTATTGCTGGTTTGTACAGTCCATTAACTAAAGAACCTTTTATTAAAGGATGGACTAACAGCCGACTGTTCCATGAATACCTTGATAAACCTTTTATTAAAGGTCTTGAGGCACTACGACAGCAACCATGGCAACTAAACCTACCCTTGTTGTCTGCTATGAAAGCAGCTAAACCACCAGAGATCTTAGAACTAGTAGATGAAAACGGTGAGATTCAGTTATACAACATTCACCATGAGAACCTACATCTACCTAAGAAGCTGAAGAACCTAGATGGTACAAAGTTCTTGGGTAAGAAAGACCCTAAGCTACAACGTATGCTCAGTAAATACTTTGAATACAATCAAGTTATTAAGAAGGCTGAGTTAATTGGTAACAAAACATTTTATCAAGAAATATCATGTGACTACCGTGGTCGAGTGTACTATGCAGAATCCTTCCTTGAATTCCAAGGGTCAGACTTGGCTCGTTCCCTCTTCCTGTTTTCTAATAAGAAAAGAGTTACA